TGTGTCCTGATGCGATACTCCGGCACCACTTCGCCGCGTCTTTCATCGCCGCGTTACGCTGGTCGCGGTCGCCGGTCAGCGGCCAGGTCAGCCGGTAGGTGGCCTCGCCCTTGCATACAACGCCTTCAAGCTTGTGGGCCAGTTTCCCCGGCTCGCTGTAGATGACGATTTTGCCCTCGGCGTCGCCTTGGACGGTCACGGGGACTTCGTGGATGGTGGCGGTGGGTGTCGTAAGTTGCATTCAATAACTCCTGCGATTGCCCTTTGATGTGTTGCAGCGAGAGCATGTGAGTTGATAGTTGTCGATGTGGTCTGGGCCACCTTTGCTACGAGGATGTATGTGATCTGTGTGAACCAAGCCCGTCCTTATGCGGCACTTTTGGCATCGGTCATGCCCCTTAACAAGGGAGACCCGAGAATGTCTCGCAGCCCCCGTACTTGGGCACTTCATCATTTTTTGGACGAGGCAGTAGACATCCATTTGGTTCCATATAAACACGTCATCCAGCCCAGACCTCTCGTGAATCTCCCACATATGCTGTACGTTTCTGTAAAGCCACTTGAACCAATCGGTATCCGGTGCGTCATTTCGTATGCTTCCTTCACATGCGTCCATCAGGCGGACTATTGACCTGCCCAATGGCAACTGCTCGAATGTCATCTTGTTTTTTGTTCTTTTTGGGAGCGCTATGGTGCGCCTGTTTTCATTTTTGTTGTTTGGAGTAGGACGATTGTCCTGTCCACTAACTTGAAACAGGCCTTGCTCCATGTTCTTCCTGTGCAAAGTGTTGTTCAGACTTTTCGATGTATTCAGCACACGGCTCGATGCCGACGTACTGACGACCCATCCGATTGGCTACGATCCCCGTCGTGCCACTGCCGTGGAACGGGTCTAGAACGCAATCGCCTTGACGACTCGTTCCCTTGATGCACGTTTTGACTAGCTGCTGTGGCATGCACGCGAAGTGCCAGCCGTTCCCGTTTGCAGAAGGCACAGACCACACATTCCGCCGCCGACGTGTATCAGTTGTGACACCCGGCTCAGACATTGCCTTGGTGTTGAACATGTACTTACGAGACTTCGCAAGCATGAAAACAAACTCATAGGAAGAGACACAGCGGTCTTTGGCTCCGCCTGGCATCGGGGCGGGCTTATGCCATATGACGGCGTCTCTCAAATACCATCCTGCATCCCGCAAAGCGAATGCGACAGCCCAAGGTGTACCGCAAAGGTCTTTCGGCTTGAGTGTGGAATCAGCTCGTTTTGGTAACGCGTACTCACCGCCTCCGCGTGTCTTGCCTCCTAAATGATCTGTGGCCCCGTTTCTGTTCGTGAGGCTTTTGCAGTAAAAGCCATCCCCGATGTTCAGCCAAAATACGCCGGAGCTTTTCAGTGTGCGGCGTACTCCTTCGCAGATATGGACCATCTTTGCGACGTATTCCTCTTGTGTTGCTTCCAGGCCAAACGTAGACGGGCAGCCCTTGTACACACGCTGACCCCAATAAGGCGGGCTTGTGACGCAACACTGCACGGATTCGTCTGGAATGTCCTGCAGACGATCCTCGGCCGTTCCTTCCAAAATAGACCATGTCGGGCCAAACATCAGCACACCCTCCCCATCAACGAATCCCAACCCACAGCCAACAACCAGCCCGGGAAAAACAACATCAGCTTCAAGCGTCTCATGCGGCCTCCTGTTCGAGTTCGACGCGTTCCTTCAGCGATTCCAGAACCTTGGCCCAGCCAACAGCGGCCAGCTCGTAGACCAAGTGGTCGGCCTTCGCACCGGCACGCATGGCGACGCCAGCCTTGTCGCTGGCCAGCTCAACCAGGCCGATGAATTGGTCGCCGCTCATCTCGGACAGCAGGTCGCACAGCCGGGTGTACTTCTCGTCGTCCATGCGCTGCGACGCCAGCGCTTCGGCACGGTGCGCGTTGAGCAGTTGGAGCGCTTGCTTGAGGTCCGCGTTCATGCCCATCCGCCTTTCGTAAAAAACCCCGGCCCGGAGCAAACGCTCAACGGGCCGAGGCTTCCGGGGGTTTCGATGTTCAAGACGCGCCACCTTCGGACAGCGAGGCGATAAACGCATCGACCGCAGACTGGCGAACGCGGACCGTCCGGTGGTTGATCTTCACCGACTCGATCTTGCCTTCACGGATGTACTTGCGGACGGTCCGGGCCTTGAGCTGAAGCAACTCGGCGACACCTTCGACCGTTAAAAGCCTGTCTTGCTGGGTTGATTGCTGTTCCATGGCACCAAAAGTACAAAAATGTATTTGCTCTGCAAGCGTTTATGGTACATATTTGTACTTTCAGTGCCCTTGAATGTATGTAAAAAGGCGTAGAACCTATGTTTATGGCACAGAAAAATACTTATCCACAGACCCAATTCAGGGTGGACATGGCCGGCGAACTCAAAGATCGGGTTGGCGACTACTGCGACTCGATGGACATGACGATGAAAGGCGTCACGAATCGACTGTTTGAGTGGTTCCTGAAACTGCCGCCAGAAATCAAGGCCGACATTATGCACCAATACCCGGATAGGATCAGACCTGACGTATTGCGTCTGATTTTGGAGAATGCACTAGGCGAAGCTTCGGCGCTGGGCTCGGATGACGACGCTCAAGCGAGTCAGCAAAAGCCCGGCAAAAAGCGGGGCTCTGCCGGTTGAGAATCGCCGCAACTCTGGCGATGTCAACATGCTTAGCGCCCTCTTCAGGTGAAAGCCGTTTGATGTTCTTGTCCATGGATAACCCCTCGTAGATGTGGGAAGTTGAGTCAGTAACCGCGACATCATATCAACGTTTCTGTGCGCACAAAGCTCTATTTCATATACACTTGCATCATGAACAAATCAGCGCTTACCACAAATGCCCTGCTTGCCCTGAATGCCGCGTTGCTGGCCGTTCTCGTCATGCTCAGCGTTGACGCCGATGACGAACAACCGCTCTGGCAGTACAAACGCATCGAGTCGGCCGACATCACCGCCGAAGGCCAGGCCAACACCATGGGCATCACAGGCTGGGAGCTGGTCAACTCCTACCCCAAGCCAGGCTCGAACGGCGGCGTCGTCATCCTCGATTTCAAGCGCCCGGCGGGCTACGAAGACCTCGAAAACGCCAACCCTTGATTCCGGCCTGTAAACGCGGTTTTTCAATCGCTTAGCGGACCCCTCTGAGCCCCCCGCTTAGTGGCCCCCCCAGAGGGGTGGGCTAAGCGGGGGGCTAAGCGACCCCCTACTTTTGGGCACCCCTCGTAACGGCCCAGAAATGGGGTTGCCATGTCGTGACCCGAGACCGCCACCCCGCGGAAAAACCTCGTTCAACCTCGTTGCCAGCCCCCCGCTAAGCGACCCCCTTAGAGCCCCCCGCTAAGCGAGGGGCTAAGCCCCCCACTAAGCGGCCCCCTCTGAGACCCCCACCACCAAGCCAAGCCAAGCCTATACCTTGGTGGCTGCGCCACCTAGGTTGCGGCACGCTACGCGATGCCGCCAGATTGGTTTCCCAAGACACCGAAGAAGGGGGGTCGACTCGCTCGCGCTCGACCGCTACACTCGGCTGGGCCAAAGGGGGGTCGGGGGGTTCCAAGGAAGCCGCCTCTTGACACGGGCTGCGTTTCGCCGATACTGCGGGTGTTCGCACCCCGTCGAGAGTGTTGGCTCGGCGATCCCGGCTACGGCACGCATGGACGCTACCCCGCAACCCGGCTGACGCTCCCCGCCTGTCGTGGCCGGCTTCGTTGCCGTGCCCACGCCCAACCACGATCCCGACCGCACCGTTGACTTTTCGCCCGGACCTTGGGGCGACGGAATCCTGCTGCGGTTCATCGCGCCGCAGCGGGCGCTGGTCGAGCAGCGCGTCGTCGTGTTCGGCCGGGTCATCCCCGCCGGCTACGAGACGGACGGCGCGAGCGTGCCGGGGCGTGCGGCGCGGTACACCGACCTGCTGCCGGCGGCGCTGGCTCACGACGAGAAGTACGACCCTTGGCCCGGGCCTGACCGCGTGAAGCGTCGGGACAAAACGCGATTGCAGGCTGACCGGGAGTTTAAGCGCGACGTGCTGGCCACGCTCGCGTTTTTGCGTGAAGACCTGCCGCCGATCAAGCGTGCCATCCAGGCCGCTCGCGATCGTGCGCGCGCCTCGTACCTCTACGCCGCTGTCCGTGCCGGCGGGTGGGTGGCTTGGAACCGAGGCACGAAGAACGGGACGGTGAACGTATGAAACTCGACACCCTGATTGCCACGCTGTTCATCCTCGCCGCGCTGCTCGTGACGTGCGCCGGCTGCGAGGCCCGCAAGTTCACCGCGACCAGGCCGGACGGGACCGTCATCACCTACGAGCGTGTGACAGCTATCGGCGACAGCCAGAGCGAGGGCGTGAGCGTGAGCAAGGCCGGCGACGACCTGACCGTCGATGTCGGCGCGACCGGTAGCGAGGCCAAGGTCGAGGTGTTGCAGGCAGTGCTCGAAGCGATCAAGTAACCCACGGACGGGCGGGTCGGCAGGGACGCCGGCCCTGTTTTTGATTCACGCACGGACTCAAGCATGAACTTCGCAGCGCAAGCCATCACGGAACAAACCGGCCTCGCCATCGGCCTGGTCATCGCCATCATCACCGCGATCGTTGGCTGTACGTACTGGCTAAGCAACCGCCTGTCGTCGATCGACTCGCGGCTGAGCAGGTTGGAGGAAAACCACTACACCGTCGCCGAGGCCGAGGCTCACGCCTTGCGACTCGCCCTTGAGAATCCGTCGATCAACGTGCCCGATCCCCGCAACCCGGGTGAGCTGCTGCGCGTGGGAGGCCACGATTGAAACGCACCCTGACCGCCATCCTGCTGCTGTTCGTTCTGCCCGCGTCGGCCGGCCTGTCCGACGCCGAGCGGGCCGAGCTCGAAGAGATCCGCGACGAGGCGGTGCGGTCGCGTGCGTTCATCCGCGCGGCCGAGACGCAACTGTCCAAGGTCATCGACCGCATCGACGCGATGCTGGCGGACGAACCCGTGGTGGACGCCGCACCGGAGCCCGACCCGCCGGCACTGCCCGACAACGTGCTCAAGCTGCCGGCCAACGCGACGCTCGCCCAGGTGCAGGCCGCGCTCGACGGCGATCGCCCGGTCGCCGTGGCCGCGGGGTCGGTGTTCGACGGCTCGCTCGTCTTGCCCGACTCGACCGAATGGCTGGGCGTCCACGGCGACGGCGACAGGCCGATCCTCAACGTGCCCGTCGGCGAGCACGGCATCGAGGCGACCAGCGACCGCATCGAATCGCTGACGATCGAGGGTTGGTCGGTGCGAGGCCCCGACGCCCTGCAATCGGACATCTGCGGTATCCGGCTGCGCCTCAACGCTCAAGAAGGCCGGTACGCAAAATCGGTGGTGCTCACCGACTGCGAGGTCCGCGACTTCGACGTGCTGATCGAGGTCGTCGATGACTGGGCGCGGTTCCAAGACCCGGGCACGCCCGGCCGGATCAAGCTCGCCGTCGCCGACTGCATCCTCGCAAACGCCGTGGGCAGCGACAGCCACGCGGCCGGCCTGTACGTCGAAGGGTTGGCCGAGGGATCGAGCGTCGATCGCACGGTCATCTGGCACGTCGGCTGGACCGAGGACGGCCGCGACCCGCGCGAGAAGCGAAGCCACTGCATCTACGCCCAGCAGTTCGGCGCGCCGCTCACGGTGCGCGACAGCTACTTCGGCGAGCCGAGCGCGGCGGCGCTGATGATGCGGCGCGGCGGCACGGTCGAGCGCGTGGTCATCAGCGGGGCCGCAACGCCTGTGGTGATGTTCGGCTCGTCGAGCAAGCTCATCGACGCCGCGATCATCAACCACCGCGACATCGACGACACGCCAGACGGCCAGCGGATCAAGGCGGTCAACGCCTGGGACGCCGACCGATTCGATATGCGCGGCGTGGTCATCGCGCGGCGCGACGGCGACCCGCTCAATCGCCCCGTCGTGGCGATCAGCGCGAGCGTGGCCGACGTGCGGGGCAACGCGGTCATCGCGTGGCCCAGCGGCGTCGAGACGTTCAACGTCAACGGTGTCGCGCTCGACGGCGAGCAGGACAACCGCGTCATCGCCCAGGACCGCGGCGTGCCGAGCGTCACACCCGAACTGCTCGACCGCTTGATGAATCGCCAGCGTGGCGAGACGTGGGCGGAGCAGGACGCCCCGGCGGCTTTTGTGAAGCGGGCACAGGAGGCGATTGGTTGAGTTATGAGTGTGCCAGCCCCGCCAGTTTTGTCCAGTCTCGTATACGGATACATCCGCCACAAGCCGCTATCTGCGGACCAGGACTTTTCATTGGCAGCGAGCCAGCGGAGCTATTCCGGCTATACCGGGAATATCACCGCGGACAATATCACGCTGACGAATGTTCGCATCCGGCCCGGTCGCGACGCGGTAGACGCATCGATCAAGAACGCGAACGAGGTTGACTGTTTTCGCATATTTAACCGAAACGGCGTGACGCTACAAAACTGCTCGGGCGCGTGGGCAACCGATGAAAATTTCTCGATCGGCGAATCGATCGGCTGCGTTGTCAATCGCTGCATTAGCGCCGAAGGGTTGAAAAATGCGGGACACCCCAGCGGAGACCCCGCCAACAACCACAGTTGTGGATTGCTGGCGAGCGGGTTTAGCACGGTCGCGGATTACACGCCGTGCGAAGTTTCAGAGTGCTTATTCGCCAGCAACAACCTGAGGTCGCCCAACATCAACGCGGTTCAGGGGTACGGGGCGGGGCAAGTATGCTTTGTCGTTAAAAACAACGTATCCTACAACCCCGGAAAGGCCGCGACCCGTTTCGATGTGGCCGACAGCGACCTGCACGCGTCCCGCGTGGTCAAGGTTGACTATGTCGGCAACCTCATTATCCCGGGACCACAGACAGACCTGGACGCGATTGCGGCATATTTTATGCAGGCGAATTACGCCAACGTGTATTACGCGGACAATTACATTTGGATCAATGGATCGTGGACAGACTGGTCGGCGTGGGCGGCGGCGCGCGTCGGCGAGTCGGAATTGGGCTGGAAGGGATCAAGTAATTTCAGCACGACCCACGAAAGCGATCCAGACACGGTATATCAAACCGTGCTACAAAACGCGGGGGCTTTCCCCCGCGACCAGCACGACCGAAGGATCGTAGACGAGGTAGTCAATGGACGCGGGGCAACTCCAAAATACCCGCCCACCAGTCATTACCTCCCTCTACCCGCCAACACGCCGGACATTGCCAGCGGCATCACTCATCGGTGGATGACGGCCGGTAACGCAACCGACACGATCGCTGGTAGTAGCTTCAATTTCTCAGGCAACGAGTCAACTGTTGCGGGGCTAGTGGGAACGGCCGTCACGATCGCCAACGGCGAGCAAGTCAACGCGGGCGATGTGTCCGATCTGGACATCGGATCAGGCGACAGCTTTTCTGTTGCTTTTTGGGTTAAGTGTGACGTTTTACCTGATGCAATTTCCGAGATTATTTACAAAAAAAGCGGGCGGTCAACGAATGCAGGGTGGATGATCTACGCCACGCCGGCGGGTACCGTGGCTGTAAAACTTGCGGACGGATCGGAGTCAAGCCTTGTGTCGCATTCCGGCGTGCTTGCTGCTGATACTTGGGCACATGTTGGTTTCACACTCAACCGCGACACCGACACCGCCAGTCTATTTTTTGATGGCGACCTGGTTGGCGACATCGAAACCGGCGACAGCGTCTCGCTTGTGGGAAGCCTCGCCAACGCTCAGAACTTTACAGTCGGAGACACGGACTCGTCATCTACGTGGACGTTCAACGATATTCGCACCTACAACCGCGTTTTGACATGGGACGACATTAGATCCCTCTATAGATTCCGCGAAGGATCTGTTTACTTCCAATCAACACTTACGGCAAGCACGATCTAATGACGACCGTAACGAGTATTACCGAACTGTACGACGCCGTTGGCTACCTCGACGACAGCGAGAGCGAGCGCGTGTCCGGCGACTCCGAGGGCGTCACGATCTACTGCGACGGCACCGGAACGTGGGACCGAGGTGCGACCGACAATGTGCTTTGGCCCGCGTCGGCGCGGCAGGAAATCATTGTCCCCGAGGGCTTGACGATCCAGGGATTGCTCTACGCTCGCGGCGCGGGGTCGGGTGGCCACGCCGGGGCGTTCAGGCTCACCGGCGGCGGCACATGGGATTGTAAGGGCTACGGCGACATCAGCACCGACGCCAGGCCATCCGGGGCGGGCGGGTCTTCGATCATGATCGACGGCAGGCCCGCCGTGATCGACATCGCGGCCATCACCAACTCGACCGGCAGCAGCACGGTCAACCTCGTCACGTTTGTCCAACGCCCCGGCGAAGACCCGTGCGTGCAGATGATCGGGCGATCGACCGTCACCGCGGCGGGTGCGGACAACATTAGCTTTAAGGGCATCAGCGGAAGCGGGCCGGACGACGCGCTGGTCATCGTGTACGACGTGGACAGCAGCACGCCCGGCACCGGGGCGAGCGACCAGGCGCTGACCAACCACGACGACGCGGACATGCTCGTTTTCGGCGGGTCGTTCGCCGGCGACACAACACAAAAACAGGCGATCGTCAACGCGACGAATGGCGGTCGCCTGGAAGTGGTCAACGCCGACATCACCGGAAAGCTGCAAGAGGTGACGTACTTCGCGGGGATCGACCTCGACCTTGACGGGTTGAACTATGGCCTGGTCATCCGTGACATGGCGGGGGTCGTCGGCAAACAGAGCCGCATCCGCAATCCCAACACCGGCGGAACGTCGAACAACGGCCACTTCGCTTGGACCGGGACGAGCGCCAGCCACACGGCGACCTTTACCGAGATCGTGTGGGAGGGCGGCGACCCAACGAAAACCACGGTCATCGGCGACAACAGCCAGACCAATCGGGCGGGCACGCTCACGCTCGTGCGAAACTACTTCGACGATCAGAGCTATCGAGCGTTGGACCTTCGCGGCTCGGGCAACGATGTACAAGTCGTTCTCACCGACACGGTGTGCGACACCGCCAACCTGTCTTACCTGCCGCAAGAAGAGGCCGACATCACCGGCTCGGGCTGCGTGAGTTCAGCGTCCAGTTTTCCGTCTGGCGTCAACGGCAACGTCGGCGTCGAGCGGGCGGTGACGCAGGGAGACATTGACGGCACAGGGGCGGGGCAAACGCTACAGCCAGAGCCTGACTATGTCACCTTGGCCGGCCTCATCATGGACAGCAGGGGCGACGTTCTGTTGGCATCAAACACGGCTGAAGAGATGGCCGCAAGCCTTTCGTCGAGCCTTAGGTCGGTCATGCTGATGGTAATGCACAACCGAAGAAAGATAAATTGCTAATGCCGACACGCCCCCCAACACACCAAACCAAGCAAGCACGCAGGCCAGAGGCCAGGCCATCGCCGTACGCTCGTGGCTATGGCGGCAAGGCGTGGAGCCAACTCCGAATGCACGTCTACGCCCGCGACAACGGGACGTGTCAGCATTGCAAACGCGTGGTCGGCAAGCCCGGCGAGGCACACATCGACCACGTCAAGCCCAAGCACTTGGGCGGCACGGACGAAATCGACAACTTGCAGGTGTTGTGTGCGTCATGCCACGGGCGCAAGACGCGGGCAGAGGAAGGGGGTAGGGGGTGCGAGAAATGAGAGCATTGCAAACCACGTACCGTCTCGCTACCTGTACACATTTTTTGGCAACTTTTTAAGCAGGGGGTTGGGCAATTATGGGCAAGAGAGGCAAACCCCGCAAGCCGACCAAGCGTCACAAGATCATGGGCAGCTATCGTGCGGACCGGCACGGCACGGATGAGCCCGAGCCGCCGGCCGGCGAGTCACCCTGCCCTGATTGGGTCATCGGCGACGCGCGTCAGCACTGGAACTTGATCGTTCCGATGCTTGAAGGCATGGGCATCATGTCGCCGGCGTACAGCGCGGGTCTTGGCCTGCTGGTCAATTCGCTCGGGCGATATGTCGAGTACGAAAAACGCGTCAGTAAAAGCGGGCCAGTTTCGGTGACGGATAAGGGCAATGAGATTGTTTCGCCGTGGTGGGCGGCCCGCAATAAGGCATGGGACCAGGTGATGAAAGCTCTGGGTCAGTACGGGCTAACACCGTCCGCAGTGTCGAGTGTGAAAGCGATCAAGAGCGATGACGACAGCGAGCAAGATTCCATGGAGTCCGTCCTCAAGTTGGCATGACTTGATGTCGGAACACTTGCCGGGCTACGACCCTTGGTCAGAGGGCGAGGGGTATTACTTTGACGAAAACGCGGCCAACATCGCGTGCTGGTTTTTTGAAAAGCTAAAACTGATCGAAGGCGAAAAGGCGGGGCAACCGTTCAGACTGGAGCCGTGGCAGCAGGCGATTGTTGGGGCGATGTATGGATGGCGGTCGGCCACTACCGGGCTACGCCGGTATCGCGAGGCGTTCGTTTACATCCCCCGCAAGAACGGCAAGTCGATGCTGGCGGCCGGCCTCGTATTGGTTGCGATGTTTGTCGATAAGGAGCCTGGTGCGCAGATCTATTCCGCTGCGGCCGAGCGTGAGCAGGCGGCGCTTGTATTTCGACAGGCTGCGGGGATGATCGCCCGTGAGCCCGCCCTGGCCGGCAAATGCGAGGTTCGCAAGTCGATGAAGGCGATTGAGCGGCCCGAGACCAACAGCATCTACAAAGCGTTGTCTGCGGATGCGGACACGAAGCATGGCCTGGGTGCCCACATGGTCATCGTTGACGAGTTGCACGCTCACCCGAACGCCGATCTTGTGGACGTGTTGCAAACGTCGATGGGTTCTCGTCGTGAGCCGCTTTTGATTCACATCACGACCGCGGACTATGACCGCCCCAGCGTGTGCAACACGAAGCATGAGTACGCGTGCAACGTTCGCGATGGCGTGTTCAAGGATGCGAGTTTTCTTCCGGTCGTTTACGAGGCGACGAACGAGGATGACTGGACAAGCCCGGAAGTGTGGGCCAAGGTCAACCCCAACCTTGGCGTGAGTGTTCGCCGCGAGTACTTGGAGCGAGAGTGCCAGCGGGCGCAGAACGAACCGAGCTACGAGAACACATTTAAGCGTCTGCACTTGAACATCAAGACGCAGCAAGACGTTCGGTGGATTCCGATGGATACATGGGATCGGTGTTCGGGCGTGCCGACACCGAGCGGCCCATGCTTCGCGGGGCTCGACCTGGCAAGCACGACGGACATCGCGGCACTGGTGTTGTTTTGGCCCGATACAGGGTCAATCGTTCCGTGGTTCTGGATACCCTCCGACAACGCCGAGAAGCGCGAGAAGCGCGACCGGGTTCCCTATCTAACTTGGGGCAGACAAGGGCTTGTTACGCTTACACCGGGCAACGTCATCGACTACAATTTCATTCGTCAGCAAATCAACGAATTAGCCGATACGTATGAAATACAAAAAATCGGGTATGACCCTTGGAATGCTCGCCATTTAGCGCAGCAACTGCAAGACGACGATGGGTTGCCGCTGGCCGAGTTTCGGCAGGGTTACATCTCGATGAACGAGCCCAGCAAGCACTTTGAGCGTCTTTTGACATCGAACGATTTAAGGCACGGTGGCAATGAGGTCTTGCGATGGATGGCCGGCAACGTGACCGTGAGAACCGACCCCAGCGGCAATATCAAGCCGGACAAGCAGCGATCGACAGAAAAGATTGACGGCATTGTCGCGGCCATCATGGCAATCGGCCTAGGCATGACCGCAGAAATCGAAGAAACCTTCAACCCCGGCGTCGCATGAAATACTGGAAAGACATTTTGGGTCTGTGCGGTGCGGCATGTGTGGTGGCCGGGTTTGCCATGATCTATCAGCCTCTCGCGTTTATCGTTGGCGGTGCCGCCGCGATCGGTATCGCGATCTTGGGAGCACGCCATGCCCGGACTGATTGACGCGATCTTCTCGCCGAAGGCTTCGGCCATTTCCGATTCGGAGATGCGCGGCGCCGAGGCGTGGCTGTACGACACCGGTGACTCGGGCTTCGTTACGAGTTCGGGAACGCGTGTCAGCGAGTCGAACGCGATCACGCTCAGCGCCGTGTTTGCTTCGGCCCGCGCGATTGCGGAAGACGTTGGATGCTTGCCGCTGAAGGCGTACCGCCGTCTTGAGGGCGGCGGCAAGGAATCGGCCGCCGACGAGCCGCGATGGTTTTCACCGGCGCTTGGCCGGCAGGTGAACACGTACGACCTGGTCCACAACGAGCCGAATCCCGACATGACCGACCTGTCGTTTCGGTCGCTGCTGATTTGGTGGGCGCTTTTGTGGGGGAACGCCTACGCCGAGGTCGAGGCTCCGGAGGGCCGGCCGGTGGCGCTCCACCCGATCCACCCGCATCGGGTCGAGCCACGGCGTGACGATGGTGGGAACCTGTACTACCGCATCCGGAACGACAACAAGGAACCGACGAACGTCGCGGCCGAGAACATGCTGCACATCCAGGGCATGACCGATGACGGCGTGGTCGGCTACATGATGACGCGGTACGCGAAGGACTCGTTCGGGATCTACATGGCGGCCGAGCGGTTCACGGGCTCGTTCTTTGGGAACGGCGCGACGCTGGCCGGCGTGATTACCTTCGACAAGTCGTTCGAGACAAACGAGGCCCGCCAGAAATACCGCGAGTCTTTCGATCGCGTGTACGGCGGCGCGAGAGCGGCGAACAAGTGGATGATCGCAGACGGCGGCGCGAAGGTTGAGAAGATCACGAGCGAGCCTGAGAAGGCCCAGCTCGTCGATACGATCAAGTTCCGCATCGAAGACGTGGCCCGATGGTTCGGCGTGCCGCCGGTCATCATCGGCCACAACACGGCGACGCCGTACGCGAACGTCGAGCCGCTTTACAAGATGTACTTCAACCGCGGACTCAAGCCGTGGGTTAGGCGGATTGAGAAGGAGTTCACGCGCAAGCTGCTACCCGGCGACCGCGTGATGTTCATCGAGCATGTGGTCAACGCCTTGATGTGGGCGGACGCGAAGACCCGCGGGGAGTTCTACAACCTCGGCATCCGTGGCGGATGGCTGCTGCCGAACGAGGCCCGCGACTTCGAGAACATGAACCCGTACGAGGGCGGCGACCGCTACCGCGTCGAGCAGAACTTGGCCGTGATTGATGAAAGCGGCCAGCCGGTGCAGGTAAACCAACCGGCTTCGGAGACGGGCGGGCCGGGCGAGGCCGAGGCGTACAAGCTGGCGGTGATGCCGATGTTTGTGGACGCGGCCGAGCGGCTCATCACCCGCGAGGTCCGCGCGTTCACCGCGAAGAAAGACCCCGACGCGAAGTGGATCGATCGGTTCTACGAAGGGCATCGCGGCGAGGTGGCGGCGGCGATGTCGCCGGCGATTGACTCTCTTTCCAGGCTGGCCGGCACCGAGTCATCCGGCCTGGCTGAGCGGTACGCGGACATGCACGTAGGCGAGTCTCGGCGACGGCTGGCCGAGGGCGACGACCCGGCCGGATGGCATGAGGACCGCCCCGCTTGGATTGCTCGTTTCCTTACCGATGAGGTGTGCAATGGATAGCAATACATGCAAAACGTGCAAGTGGTGGGGCGAGATTCAGAAACGATACGGAGACGGCTCAGAATATGCGGCCTGTGAGTGTCCAAAGCTAGACCATAGGTACGGTGGCAATGATCCAGATGGGGCGGTTGACGCGGAGGAATACGGCGGCATCTTTACCGGCCCCGACTTTGGGTGCATTCACCACGAGCCAAAAGATGACTAGCTACATCTACATCAACCGCGACAACGTAATCGCAAACGAAACCGACGGCGGCAACCGCCCCGTCATCACCGTTTTACAAGACGGCGAGTCCCGGGACGTGCAGGAGGTTCTCTTGCTCGGCCCGTCGCGCGTCGTCTACAGCCATGACCGAACACTCCGTAAGGGTTACGACACCCGCGCGTGGGTTGAAACCGACCACCAGATCGAGGTGACACCATGAACGAAGAAGCATGTGCATCGCAACATATTGGGATTTGGGCCGCAAAAGAATCGTGGCTTGAATGGGCGGTTTCGTCATACAACGCCGGCACGCTGCCGAAGGTCAAGACCGACGAGTACGACCAGCGGCTGTACAGCGTCGGGTCAGACGGCATCGCCACCGTTGCTATCACGGGCCAGATGACGAAGGGCCGATCGAGCTTCGGCGGCACATCGAACATCCAAACTCGCAAGGCCCTGCGCGTGGCTGAGAACGACAGCGACGTGCGCGGCATCATGCTGCTGATCGACTCGCCTGGCGGCACGGTCGCGGGTCAGCAGCCGATGGCCGACGAGATCGCCCGCATCGCCAAGTCCGGCCGCAAGCCGCTGTGGGCTCACGCCGACGACGGGATGCACTCAGCGGCCCTGTGGGCCGGTGTCCAAGCGGCAAGGCTCACGGCGTCGCCGATGACCGAGATCGGCAGCATCGGCACCGTTGCGAGGGTCGAGGATACATCCGGTGCATATGAGCAGCGCGGTATCAAGGTTCACATGCGGAGTACCGGTCCAATGAAGGGGGCATTTGCCCCCGGTACCGCAATCACGGAAGAGCAGCTTGATAAGCTAGACGTTCGTTTAGAAGAAATGAACGGATTTTTCCTCAAGGCCGTGGCCAGCGGCCGCAAGATGCCGATCGCGGATGTCCGCGAGTTGGCGACCGGCGACGACTGGATGGCGGCCGAGGCTAAGGATAAGGGGTTAATCGACGAGGTGATGAGCCGCGATGATGCCTACCGTGCGATGCGTCGGATGCTGGACGATCGGGATCGTGGACGACAGGCCGCGTCCCGCCGGTCTGGGCGGATGGCAAAGATTGCCGATCTTGGCGGTTGACACCGATTCAGGCGAAGGTATATTCGTAAGCACAACTGAAGAAGTCGCCACCCCGACGGCGAGCGTTGCAAGACAACGACACCTGAGGGCGTGAGGCAAGACGCGAGTCGCAAGACGATCAGCGGACTGCAACAGCAAGAGATTGCTGTCAGCGGTCCGCTTATTTTTCGTGGCTTCTTAGGGCGTTCCGTGACAGCCGGAACAACCCCTAAGGAACACCACGATGAGCATCAACGCACTCAAAAAGAAGAAGGCCGACGCGCTCGCCGCGGCCCGAGACATCCAAGCCAAGCTCGACGACGCCGACGCGAACTACTCCGCCGAGAAGCGGGCCGAGTTCGAGCAGGCGGTCGATAAGCACATCGCCGACGCCGAGCAGTACAACGAAGAAATCGCCGAGGCGGAAGCCGCGGCCGAGGCGTCCCGCAAGCGGGCCGAGCGTATCAGCGGCCTCGCGTCGTCCGGCGGCAGCGGTCGCCAGACCGAACCGGACCGACCGGGCTCGACCCTCGAAGTCAAAGAGCCCGAGTTCACCAACGACCCGATGAAGGGCTTCGGTTCGCCGAAGGAGTTCTTCGGCACGGTGGCCGACCTGGCCGCCCGCAATGAAGCGGGCCGCAAGGCCGCGGAAGACCCCCGCGTCAAGTACCTCGCCACGGCCGGCAGCGATGAGCAGTCGGGCCAGTCCGACCCCTACGGCGGCCTGCTGGTCCCCGTGGGCATGTCCGGCGGCGTTCGGAGCACCGGCGCTGACCGCAACCCCCTGCTCGGCGCTGTTACCCAGGTGCCGATGCAGACGCGCTCGGTCGAGATCATCGCCCGCGTGGACAAGAACCATTCGTCCAGCGTGTCGGGCGGCCTGAGCGTTTCGCGACGTGATGAGACCGACGGCATCACCTCAAGCCGTATGGAGATGGAAAAGATCACGCTCAAGGCGACCGGGCTGTTCGGCCTCGCCTACTCCACGCGTGAGCTGATGCAGGACTCGCCGCAGTCGATCACCGCCCTGCTTCAGCAGGGGTTCGCCGACGAGTTCCCGGCGACCATCTACGAAGAGATGATCTCGGGCAACACCCCCGGCAAGCTCGAAGGCATCATCAACACGCCTGCGACGATCAGCGTGGCCAAAGAGTCGATGCAGACGGCGGACACGATCAACGGCACGAACCTGCTGAAGATGCGCGAGCGGGCGTGGCGCTACGGCGAAGGGTCGTTCTGGCTGGCCAACTACGACACGCTTCGTCAGCTCATCGCGGCGCACTCGACGCTGACGAACGACGACTACCCGCTGTTCATCCACGGCAACGGGACCGACGTGCCCGACACGCTGCTGGGTCGGCCGATCTACTTCAACGAGTTCTGCTCGACCCTCGGCGACCTAGGCGACATCATCCTCGTCTCGCAGCCGGCTCAGTACCTCTACGGCGTTTACCAGCCGTTGCGGTCCGAAGAGTCGATGCACGTCCGCTTCGAGAACCACGAGCAGGTGTTCAAGTTCTGGACCGAGAACGCCGGCGCTCCGTGGTGGCGTTCCGCCCTGACGCCCAAGAACGGCGCGAACACGCTTTCGCCGTTCGTGACCCTCGCGGCCCGTGCGTAAGGAGTTGGCTGATGCCCCGGATCAAGTTCACACGTAACGCGGATGTCAACGAGGGCGGGCCTTACGAGGCCGGCCAGATCGTTGACGTGCCGCAAGCTTCGGCGGACCGCTGGGTTCGCCGCGACGCGGCTGAAATCGTCAAGGGCGAAGAGGCCAAACCACAAAAGACCAAAACAACCAAAACCACGAAAGGTACTAAATAATGGCTGTTGCAACTGACAACCAACAACTGCGGGCCGAGCTGTTCGTAAAGCCCTACGACTTCGACCCGAACGGCACGTCGGCGACCGACGTCGGCTGGATCGACGCCCAAGACATCGATTCGTTGCTCGTGCAGTTCATCCGCACCGTCGGATCGTCCGATTTGACATTCACAATCATCGGCAACACCGCGGCGGACGGCACGGGCACCGACTCGGCGATCAAGACCATCACCCTTTCAGCCCAGCCAGACGCGGCGCTCGACACCGTGTTCGGGGAGGTCACTCGCGGCGAGATCATGCAGGCCGCGGCTGACGCCGGCCGTGAGATTCGCGGCGTGTCGGCAGCGTTGACGTTTGCGACCGGCACCGACGAGGCGATCGTTAATTACATCGTCAAGAAGACCCATGTGACCAAGGACAACACCGCTGACATCGTCGCCTGATTCGGCTTTCTCCTCCGTGTCTGGCGGCGGAAACGTCGCCGGGCATTTTCATGCGTCCATCGCTTAAACAAACCGTTGCTCCGGCGTCCGAGCCGTTGACGCTGGTCGAGGCCAAGGCTCACCTGCGCGTCGATTCGTCGGCCGAGGACGACCTGATTACGTCGCTGATCGAGGCGGCCCGGCGGATGGCCGAGGCGTACACGCAGCGTCAGCTCGTCACCGCGACGTACACGCTGACGCTCGACGACTTCCCCGACAGCTACGGCGACATCTGCCTGCCTCGTACGCCGCTGGGTTCGGTCAGTTCGATCGCCTACACCGACGTGGCCGGCGACTCGCAGACGCTTGCGACCACGGTGTACGAGGTGATTGACGACGACGTGTCGGCTTCGGTCGTGCTCAAGCCCGGCCAGCGATGGCCGTCGGTCCAGGTGGACAAGCGGCACGCGGTCGTCGTGACATTCACGGCTGGGTACGGGTCTTCGGGTTCGGACGTTCCCGAGTCGGCCCGCGCCGCGATGCTGCTGATCGTCGGCAACCTGTACGAGAACCGCGAGGCGGCGACGGAGCGTTCGATGTCGTCGCTCCCGATGGGCGTGAAGGCCCTACTCGACACGATTTCGGTCAAGGAACCGGTATAGGAGTTTATCGATGGCGGATGTAACTATTCCAACTGGCAAGCCGACGGGCTTAAACGCAACGACTCGGGTGTTCATTGCTGGGGAGGTAATTGAGAGCGGCGAAGTTGTTTACCAAGATGCGTCGGATGCGGGCAAGGTAAAGCTTGCGGATGCGGACACGGACGCTGCATCTAGAGCGGTGGGCATTGCCCTCTGCGAATCGTATGGCAACCAGCCCGTGGTTGTAGCGACGAGTGGTCAGCTAGTTTACACGGGGGGCAGCCCATTTACTCAGGGGCTGGTGTATTGCGTTTCAACCAACGCCGGCGCGATGTGTCCCGAAGCCGACATCGGTAGCGGCGATTACAAAACCGTGCTGGGGGTGGCCAGAAGCTCCGGGGTTTTTGATCTGAACATCAACGCCACGGGTGTGACCGAGAACGCCTAATGCCCGCCGGACGCCACGACCACCGAGCAGAAATTCAAACCGCGACCACGTCGGACGACGCGGGCGGCAACGCTGTCTACACATGGACAACCGTCGCGACGCGGTGGGCCTCATTGCAGGACAGCGGTGGTGGCGAGCTGTACCGGGCTCAGAAGGTGGATGCGACGATCGACTCGGTCGTCATCTTCCGCGAGCAGTACGAAGGGCTGACCCCCGAGGACCGCATCGTCATCGACGGCCGGACCTTCAACATCAAGGCGGTGCTGAACAAGTCCGACCGCACGGCGAAGCGAGGCCAGACGGTCTACTGCAAGGAGGTGGTGTCGTGAAAATCGTCGGCGAACAAGCGTTGATGAGGCGCCTTGACCGTATGGCCCGCGACAGCAGCCGAGCGAAGATTGCGCGTCCGGCCCTGCGTGAAGCCGCGGCCGAGGTTCGCAAGTCGGCCAAGCGGCACGCCCCGAAAGAGACCGGCCTGCTGCGTCGCGCCATCAAAAGCGTGGTCCGCACCAAGCGAGGCGTCGTCTTCGCCATCATCGGCCCGGCGTGGGGGTTTAAGAAAACCGTCAACCGCCCGAGCGCCAACTTCGGCGAAGGCGGCGAAGTCGATTCGGACCCCGCCCGGTACGCCCACCTGGTCGAGTTCGGCACCGCTCACTCGCCGCCGCAGCCGTTCCTGCGCCCGGCCTACGACGGCACGCCGTCGGAGCGGATCATCGCCCGCCGCATGTCCGAAGAGCTTGAGAAGCAAGCGAAGAAGGAGGCGGCCAAGGGATGAGCATCAAAACCGACCTACGAGCACATCTCGCGGACGACAACACGATCAGCGGCATTACCTCTCGCATCCGGTTAAGCCGGTCGGAGCAATCGGACAGTCTGCCGCGCGTGGTCATTCATCAGATCGACGGCGACCACAAGCACCACATGACCGCCGCGACGGGCAAGGCGATCGGCCGGTTCCAGATCGACTGCCACGCGGCGACGCCGATCGCGGCCGAGGCGTTGGCCGAAGCGGTCCGCCAGGCTCTCGACGGGTTCCGCGGAGAGATGAACAGCGGAACCTTCGTCAGCATGTGCCACCTGATCGACGAGCGAACCGACTACACACCGCCGCACGAAGGCGGCCACGCCGACAAGGGCGTAGACACCGTTCAACTTGACTACCGAATCGGCTGGACCGTGTCCGTGCCGAGCTTTGCATAAGGAGCAACCACCATGCCTGTTGATCTTGGCACCGGAGCCAGCGTGACGTTTGGCACGTCCGGCTTCACCGCGAACTACACCGAACTGCGACTCCCCGGCATGAGCCGGCCGGTCATCAAAACCAGCCACCTCGGCACGACCACGGCGGACACCTTCACGCCCGGCGACCTTGTTGACTTCGGCGAGTTCGAGATGGACTTGCAGTGGGATCCGGACGACTTCCCCCCGATCGACCAAGTGGCCGAGACGATCACGCTGACGTTCCCGCTTTCGTCGGGCGGCTCGACCGCTGCGAAGTTCCAATTCACCGGCTTCGCCCACAACTTCAGCGGCGCGGTGCCGCACGAAGAGCTGATGACCGGTTCGCTGACGGTGAAGATCAGCGGCGACATCACCGACACGGATGAATCCTGATGAAAGTCAAAATCCTAAAACCGACCAGGCGGCTGATGCGGCACCACATCGGCGACGTTGTTGAGGTTGACGCCGCACTCGGAAACAGCCTGGCGACGATCGGCACGGTCCTGGTCATCGAGCACGATAAGCCAGACACGCCGACGGTCGCCGATCCAAAGCGTCGAGACGTTCGTCCCAAGCACGTCAAAAACGCCGAGGCGTTGGGCGAAGAGCCGATCCCCGGCACCGGAAACGTCAAGACGGGCGGTGTCGCCGGTCATGAGGGCAAGAGCGAACGCAAACCAACGGAGAACGACGAATGAGTTTGACACGAGATCAATTCCTTGAACGCAAGCCCCGCGAGGTGCGCGAAGTCGAAGTGCCCGGCCGCGGGTCGGTGTTCGTCCGCGAGCTGTACAGCGACGAGCAGGCCAAACTGACCAAGCAAACGAGCAAGCCCGAGAACGAGGTGCTGGCCGCGTTCGTTGTGGCGACCGCGTGCGACAAGGACGGGGAGTTGCTGTTCACCGATGACGATGCCGCCGCCCTGTCGTCTTGGCCCACGCGCGAGCTGCTACCGATTATGCGGGCGGCCAGCGAGTTGAGCGGGCTCAACAAAGAGGACCAGGACGAGATATTGGGAAACTCCGAAGCGACCACGCCGAGCGGTTCTGGCACCGCCTAGCGCTCGCGTGGTCCTGCACGGTCGCCGAGGCAAAGTCTCGATGCACGGCAAGGGAGTTCAGACAGTGGACGGCGTACTACCAGATCGAGCCGTTTGGCGAAGAGCGGGCGGACTTGCGGATGGCGATCCTCGCTTCGATCGTTGCCCGGGTCGGCGGCAACAAGAACGCCAAGCCCGAGCAGTTCATGCCGACGTTTGACGGTCCATCTAAGAAGAACACCACCGACGAGATGTACCGCATGTTCAAGCGGTTCGCCAAAAAGCACAACGAAATGAACGCCGAGCGTCGGCGTAGGCAGGGCAAGACCTGATGGCAAGCACCACGATCGGCAGATTGAAAGTCCTGCTGACGGCCGACTCCCGCAAGTACGGGAGCGGGATGAAGCGTGCGCGCGGTCACACCAAAGAGTTCGGGCTGTCGATCAAGGGCGTGGGCGGCATGGTGTCGCGCATGGTCCCCCAGCTCGCGGCGGCGGCGGGGGCCGCATTGAGCCTAACCGCGGCGTTCCGCGGCTTCACAAGCCAGCTCCAACGCCTTGACGATATTGCGAAGACGGCGCAGAAGATCGGCACGACGACTGAAGAGTTAAGCCGCTTGCAATTCGCCGGCGAGAAAACTGGCGTCCAGGCGAACACGTTGAACATGGCGCTGCAGCGGATGACTCGCCGCTTGGCTGAAGCCGCCAAGGGAACAGGCGAGGCGAAAGACGCGGTCGCCGAGTTGGGCTTGGATGCTGTCGCCCTGGCGAAGAAGGGGCCGGCCGCCGCGTTCTACGAGATCGCCGACGCGATGGAGCAAGTGCCCAACCAGGCCGACCGCGTTCGGCTGGCGATGAAGCTGTTCGACTCCGAGGGCGTTGCGCTGGTCAACACGCTCAAGGGCGGGTCAAAGTCACTTGAGGAGTTTGCCCGCCAGTCCGACAAGTTCGGCAACACCGTAGACGGCAAGGCGGCGAAAGCGGCGGAGAAGTTTAACGACGCGATGACCGACTTGAAGGCATCGGTCGGCGGTGTGTTTGCCCAGCTTGTTCAAGACCTCGCCCCGGCCCTAACCGGCGTGGTCAACATCTTGGCCAACTTTGTTTCAGGGGTTCGCAAGTCGGTGGCGGCCGTTCGTTCTTTCTACAAAGAGAACGAAATCCTGATCCGAACACTCGCGGCGATCGTGACGCTTGGCCAAAGCGAGGTCGTTCGTGCAGGGGTCATTGCGATCTCGGACTCGCCCAAGGCCGCGCTCGAAGACCTCAAGCAGACCGCCGACAAGGTCAATCAGGCGATCGGGCCGGACATGACTACCGCGGTCAAGGGGACGACATTTGCCGTGTCCGCCCTGTTGGCGTCGAGCAATCCGCTGGCGAAGCAATTCGGCGTGTTGGCTCAGCGGGCGACCGAGACAACGATTGAGTTCACCGAAGTCAGCGACGCGATGGACGACATGGCTCGCCGCGCCGCCCGCATCTTCGAGCAGACACGAACCCCCGCGGAGAGGCTCGCCGCCCAGCTTCGAGAAATACATGAATTGTCGGTCAACGGGTTCCTCGACGAGGAAACCGCTCGCCGTGCGATCACGCAACTTAACGCCGGCCAGCAGCAGCGAGACATCAGCGTCGCGTCAGGGCTGCAAGACAACCGCGTGAGCTTTGCGGCGGTCGGAGCGGCCCAGGCCACCGGGCGCAAGACCGACGCGATGCTCCGGCTGCAAAAGCAGCAGGCCGAGAGTGACAAGCGGCGGGAGGACACGCAGAGCAAGACGCTTAGCGCCATTCGCGGCCTGACCACCGAGCAAAAAATAAGGGTGGTGACTTTCTAATGGCTTGGACGGTCAACGAAACTGCACGCGGCACGTCGTCGCGAACGACCAACGGACGCCGCTACACGCGGGTGTGGCGGGCGGAAACGGACGGCTCAAGTGTGCATCCCGCGATCGCCGCGGGCAAGGCTCCTGTGTCGGTCGGGAGTCTATTCCCTAGCGACCCGCTTGCCCGTTGTACCGACGTGTCGGCGGCGTACGAGCGCGAGGAAGAGTCGCGGCTTCACTACCTCGTTACGGCGACGTACGAGACGAAAACGGGCAGCGGGTCACAAGAGGAAGAGAACGAAAACCCGCTGGACGACACGCCGGTCAAGCGGTGGTCGTCGCGAACGGTTCGCCTTCCCGTCCGCGTGGACATCAACGGCCAAGCGATCGTCAACAGCGCGGGCGAGCCGTTTGATCCGCTTCCAGAAGAAGACTTTCAGGTGCTTGTGTTTGAGTACCAACACAACGTCTTGTCATACAGCGAAACAAAGGCCAGCGAGTACCGCGGAGCGGTCAACAACGACAATTTCATCCTGTCGGGCCTGCCGGTCAAACAGTACCAGGCCCGGATGCAGAACATCACGGCGACCTCAGCCGAGCGTAACGGCAACCGCTACTGGATCGAGTCGGTCACGATCGAGATCGTGGATGACTGGCGGCTGATGCTTGTCGATGAGGGCCGGCGGAGGATCGCCGACCCGGCGGATGGAGTTGGTGTCGAAATTTACTTGGGCGAAAACAAGTTCGGCCAGGTGCAACCCGTCCTCGACGCCAACGGCAACCCCGTAGAAGAGCCGGTCTTGCTCGACGGCCAAGGCGGCATTCTGCAAGGCGGCCAACCGGTCCTGCTCACCTTCGACACCGCCGCCAAGCCGCTCAAGCCGTTCAACACACTGGCGCTCCCAACGCAATCCAACCCGTGAGATAAATCATGGCAGACCTCTACACCGTCACATCGCTCGACTCGGCCGTATACACAAACACGGCCAACTGGATCGGCGGTTCGGCGCCGACGGCGAACGATACCATCTTCCTCCAGTTCGACAGCGAAACGGACATGGCCGGCTCGGACCAGTCGGCCACCGAACTCGACGACATCTATGTCACGCGCGACTGTACGGGGACCATCGGCACGCCGGCCGCGTACCTGCAACTCGACCAGGGCACAACGAACAGCCTCTTCTACGAGGGCCAGGGCACGGCGTACATCGACCTCGGCACGTCCGGGTCCGCGCTGGTCCGCGTGGACGACACACGCACGGCGACCACCGGGACCGCCGGCCTGTACTTTAAGAACGACACGAACGCCATCACGCTGATGGAAGTAAACGGCGGGACTGTTCGGTTGGTAGACGCGAACATCACCACGCTTGTCGTCCGCAACAACGCGACGGTCATCATCGACGCGGCTTGCACGATCGGCACGATCGACTGCGACAACGGGAACATCACCGACTACGGGTGCGCGTTGACGACTTGGAACCACAACGGCGGGACCGGCGTGAAGTACGGGTCGGATGCCTACGCCGTCAACGTCTACGGCGGGACGTTCTACAACGACGGCACGGGCACGGCGACGGCGGTTGTTTACGAGGGCCTGTTCAACTCCGACCGTGACAGCCGTTCCAAGTCCCTGACGCTGACCCAGAACGGCGGGCAGGTCACGGTCGGCCCGAACGTCACACTGAGCGGCACATTCAACACCGGGATCGTGATTACCACATGACTGACGCTTATGGGTTCACTGGCGAGTCGGCGAGGCGCGTTGTCAAGGCGGTCAAGACCGTCGAGGCGAACGACCCGCTGTACACCGGGCCGAAGCCGAGGCGCAGACAAAAATACGTGCGGCAGTCGTTTTTTGCAAAGATCACAGGAAGCTCGGAAATCAGTACGAACCGCTGGAAGTACGCGTGGACCGAGCAGCAGCGGACGGCCACGGGGTTCCAGGATAAGCCGAACGGCCGGTCAGGTACGACGGCCGACCGGTTCGCGATCAACTCAGTCGAGGCCAGCAACGACGGCAGCGACACAGAGGGCAACTCCGTGGACGTGGATGGGACGATCTTCGACGACAACAGCGGTCTTGAGATGCAGCCGGTCGAGGGCAATCCGGTCGTCACGATGTGGTTCGACTACGACGACGAAGGCAACCCGGCGTACACCTTCGAGTACGTCAACGCGATCGACGGCGAGTGCGGGAGTGAAGAGTGATGGCGAGCGTGGCGAGGTATTGCTGTTGTGGTGAATGCGATTGCGACATCGGCGTGACGTGCGGTCAATGCAACGACTGCACTCCGGCGGAATACACGGTGGTGATTAGCGGGATATCGCTTTGCACGTCGTGTTTTAACGTCAATGGATTGGGCGTCGAAGCGAAGCTTGCATGGGCGGCGGGCGACGTGGCCAATGCATCCCATACACTCACCCAGGTTTCCGGCTTGCCGTGCCGGTGGGAAAAAACATACACCAACGCTTTAAGTATAGAGGTGTACGACACCGAATCATGCCCCGGCGGGACGCCCGACGTTAGCTCGACCTACGACGTCATCGTGCGGCTGATAATGAACGGGAGTACGTGGCGGTTGCTTGTCTTGACCGATGAGAACCCATCGGTTTACTTCGACTACACGCTATTCGACGACCAGCAAGCGTCGGACTCGAACGCCAGTGGAAACCTATGCGCGACGATCTCGGCAACGTTCACCAGTGACCTGACAACATGCGGCTCCCAAACTCTTAGCAGTGCAGATACAACCGGCGGAACCGGTGGAACGGCGACAATAACATGCGTGAGTACAGCCTAGCTATCCTGCGTTGCGAAACCCGCGCCCACTGCCGGGCTTGCCGAACCGATCCCGACTGGTGCGAGCGTGTCGTCGGCGCGCGCGAGTTCGAGTGTCCACACGGCGTAACAGCGGGCAGCCTGCCCAGCCGCGGCCTCGGCGACACCATCGCCAAGGCGACCAAGGCCGTCGGCATCAAGCCCTGCGGCGGTTGCAAGAAGCGGCAGGCGATACTGAACAAGATCGTGCCGTACAAGAAGTAGCTGCTGGCGAAGCGTTGCCCGATCGGGAAGCACGCGACCTTAGCATGACAAGCCCGATCAAAACCGCGAGGCTGCCCGGCTCGGGTACCGCCGCGCCGGGCACGCTGTAACCGGCGAACACGCCGCCCACAGTGCAATTGCCGGGAGAATCTTTCTCATGGTCTAAAAGTACCTCGCGATCGGTCTCGGGGCAATGGCTTCGGGGATTATCCGTAAACAATCTCTTCCTGCGCCGCTTCCTGCTCGCTCGACGCCGCGTTGTGCATCGCCGCGGTCTCGGCGTCGAAGTGCAGACGGACCACGCCAGTCGGCCCGTTGCGTTGCTTGGCGATGATGACCTCGGCCGTGTTTGTGTAAATCCACGACGGGTCTTTCTTTTTGTATTCGTCCTCCCGATACAGCAGCGCGATATTGTCGGCGTCCTGCTCGATCGACCCAGACTCGCGCAGGTCGCTGGACCTCGGCCGCTTGTCCTCCCGGGCTTCAAGCTGGCGGTTCAGTTGAGACAAAACGACCAGCGCGACATCGAACTCGCGGGCAATCAGCTTGCAGTGCCGGGACAGGCCGGACACTTCCTCCTGACGATTGGGCGACTTCTCGCCAACCATGAGCTGTAGATAGTCCACGAAGAACACGCGGGCGCCGATCGAAGAAACCATTGTGCGGACCCGTTGGCGTAGCTGGGGGATCGTCACGCCGGGCCGGTCGTCGATCGCGATCGGCAGCTTGCCCAGCGTGTCCCGCGCATCTCTCAGGTTCAACCCTTCCATGCTATGCGGCGGTAGTTTGCCTTCGGTGATCCGTTCGGAGTTGACCCGAGACAACCCGGCCTCCATCCGCAGCCGAAGCTCGCCGCGGCTCATCTCCATCGAGTGGATGCAACAGGGCGTCCCGTTCTTCGCCATGCCGATCGCCATGCCGGTCATCATCGCCGACTTGCCCATGCTCGGACGTGCCCCGACGACGGTCAGCGAGCCGGGCCGGATCTTCAACTGTCGGTCGAGCTCAACGTACCCGGTGGCGAAGGGTTCGCCGATCAGCGACGTGTCGCCGCTGCCGATGTCGCCGACCATCGAGCATCCCGTCCCGCCGGTGTGCCCGTCGAGCGCGGCGCCAACCGCCATCGCTTCGGCCTGGACCTTGTCGAGCAGCGTGGCGATGTCGTCCTTGGATTCGTACCCCTCGACGATGACCCGCTGGCCGAACGCGACGAGCTGCCGCTTGGTGTGCATCGCGACGACCGCCTCGGCCAGCGTTTTGGCCGCCTGCGGGCTCGGGTGCCTCTCGGTCTCGTACACGTCGATCAGGTAGTTCACGCCGCCGACGTTGCTCAGCAAGCCACGGCCGGCCAGCACGGCTTCGACGGCCGTCAGGTGCGGCTCGCCGCCCT